GAAGTGGAGCAAGATCCGCTGCCCCGTCGACACCGGCCGACTCATGAGCAGCATCACGTTCAGCACGCCGACCGCGCAAGCGACCGTCACCCCGATGGGGGACGAGCCGTTCACGCCGCCTGAGCCTCCGCCGTTCACGGCGCGCGTCGGCACGAACGTCGAGTACGGCCCCGCCGTGCACGAAGGCATCGACGCGGGCACCACCATCAACGTGCCGCAGCACAGCGTTCGCGCGCACTCGCGCAAGACGAAGCACGGCACCGTCAGCGTGCGCGCGCACGAGCGCGGCCCGTACTCGTTCGACAGCCCCGGCCGGCGCGGCACGAAGTTCATCGAGGGCCCCGGCATGGAGCACGCCACGCAGTACCGCGACATGATCCTCCGCGCGCTCAACGAAGGGAGTGAGCCATGAGCAGCGTCCTGCCCGTGATCGTGGCTCGCCTCGCGAGCGCACTACCGGACGCGACCGTCGTGGGTGGCCGCGCGCCCGACACGCCGGACGAACTGCTGCTGGTGCGGTCCAGTCCCGCCGGCAGCCCCACGTACCTGAACGCGAGCGGTCGCGCCGCGATCGAGTACCACGCCATTCAGGTGCTCGCGCGCGCGCTCGCGATCGACGACGCGGAAGCTCTCGCGTGGAGCGCGTACCACGCGCTACCCGCGCGGCACCTGGAGGACACCGGTGGGCGCATCGACTGGTTGACCGCGAACCACGCGCCCGCGCACGTCGGGTTCGACCAGAATGACCGCGCGATCGTGAGCGTGAACTTCACGCTGCAACGGTGGGGCGACCTCACCGAGGAGGAGGACGAGTGACGCCACCCGGAACGGTCGTGACCATGTTCACGCACGCGAGCCGCCTGAGCGAGCGCACGCGCACCATTCGCGCGTTCGCCGCGGTCGGGTGCCCGGTCGCGCACGTGCAAATGCAGTTCGAGACCCCGCGCACCGCGCGGAACCGCCGGAACGCGCTCGCGGCCGTCACGAACGGCGCGCGCATCGCGCTTGAGGTGGGCGCTACCGGCGTGCTCGTGATCGAGGATGACATTCTCCCGGCGCGCACGCTGCGCGATTGGCTGGCGTACCTGGAAGCGACGCAGGATCGGGCGGTCACCCTGTACGTCCCGAACCACATCAGCGTGCGCACGCACCCGCGTGACGTGCGCCGGTGGGCGATGGGGAACGGTCGACCGCCCGAGAGTCGCGTCGCGACCGCGCGGAACCTGCCGCAGTGGTGGGGCTCGCAAGCCATCTGGCTGCCGCTCCGCATCGCGGACCGCATCATCGGGGACGCGACGTTCGCCGCGCACGAGATGGGCGTCGGCCCGTGGGACATCGCGCTCCGCAAGCACCTGGAGCGGCACGGTGAAACCCTCGGGCTTGCCATCCCGAACATCGTGCAGCACACGGGCGCGCGGAACCTGCGCATCCCGCGGAAGCCGGTGCATCGGTCGATCGCGTTCAGTGAGGGAGCGCCAGCGCCAACGTAACTCGTGAGCCCCCCGCGTTGCGGGGGGTGCTTACTTGAGGGAGGCAGGCATGCCCCAAGGACGAAGCGGCATCAGCACCGCGACGGCACCGAACATGGTGCTGGACGCGGGGGAGGTCTGGTACAACATCGACATCACCAGCCTGGAGGGCGCCGGTAGTGACCCGTGGGCGCTCGCGACCGCCGCGAGCGGCGCGACGCGCATTGGCGGCACGCGCGGCGGCAGCGTGTTCAACCCGGGTCGCACCCTGCGGGAGATTCCCGTGGACGGCAGCCTGGGGCCCGTGAAGGGCTTCGTGCGTCGCGAGCGGAGCGCGCCGACGCTGACCGTGAACGCGCTGGAGATCACCGAGGAGAACGCGGAAATCGCGCTCGCTGGCGCGGACAACGCGGAAGCGGGTTCGTTCGCGAAGATCACCGGCGGCGAGATCGAGGACGCGGACTACCTCACGAACGTGGCGATCGCGACGACCCTGAAGGGCAGCGATACGCCCATCGTGATCGTGCTGAATAACGCGCTGGTCATGAGCGCGCCCGAGTGGACGCTGACGGACAAGAACGAAACGGTCCTCAGCATCACGTTCACGGGGCACGCGCTCGATAGCGCGCCGACCACGGAAGCGTTCGCGATCTACCACCCGGGCACCGTCACCCCCTGACCGGGGTGACACCGGATTAGTACCGGAATAGCATGGCGCGCGCTCCCGCATCCCGTCGGGGGCGCGCGCTCCACATTGGGGGGGGCGCATGAACGCGAACGATCACACGAACACGGATCCGATCCTGGACGAACCACCGACCGTCACGGTCGCCGGCCGCGAGTACACGCTGCGGCGCCTCGGCCTGCGGGACGCCTTCCGCGTCGGTCGCATTCTCGGGCGCGGCGTGAGCATGCTCACGAACGCGAAGGAGTTCACGGTCGGGCAGATCGTGCACGTGCTCATCGGCAGCTTGACCGCGAACGAGGACGAAGTCCTCACGCTCATCGCGGACGTGCTCGGCATCAAGCGCGACGAGCTGGAGGACCCGGAACGATTCCCGCTCCCGAGCGTCCTCGACGTGCTCGAAGCACTCGCGCGGCATCAGGACCTCGCGGGTTTCTTGCGGCGCGCGCAGGCGATGGCGGAGGGCCTGCCGGAGACGGCGACTCCGTAGGGCGCGCGTTCCAACTGTTGCGCGTGCACGGCGGGTTCGCTGGAGCGTCGGACGATCACCTGCTCGCGATCCCGTACGCGCGGTTGCTTCAGGCGGTGCGGCTCGCGAGCGAGAGCGCTGCCGAGCGGGAGCGCGAGCGGTACCGGCAGGCGGCGTTCGTGGGTTGGCAGTTGCGCGCGGCGGTCGCGGGCGCGCTCGGTGGCGGTGGGGATACCCCGCCGTTCGGGCGGTACCTGCGGCAGCTTGGGCTCGATCGCGAGCCGGTCGCGCTGCCGCCGCGGGAGCGCGTGAGCGAGAACGTTGAGCGCGTTCGCGACGCGTTCCGTGACCACCGCATGCGCAAGTCCGCCAGCAGGTAAGCACGCCAGAATCTCGCCACGCGCCGTGAGGTGGTCGTGGCGGCGCTCGAACTGCCGGCCCGGCTTCCAGGCCCGGCCGGCTATCTTCACGCCCGCCTGGGGCGTCCTATCGCACGACAGCATGAAGGGGGGCTCGCGAGCATGAACGTATGGTCGATCTTCGGCAGCATCGGTCTCGACCCGAGCGAAGCCAAACGCGGCCTCCGAGAGTCCGAGGATGCCGCCCGCAAGAGCGCGCGCACGATGGAAACCGAAGTCACGCGCGCGACCACCTCCATCGAGAAGCGCCTCGCGAACGTCGGCACGGCACTCACGCGCCTCGGTAGCCAACTCAGCCTGAAGGTCACGCTACCGATCGTCGCGTTCGGTGCCGCCACCCTGAAGGCCGCCGGGGACTTCGAGGCCAGCATGAACTCCGTCGGCGCCATCACGCGCGCGACCGGCGAGGACTTCGAGCGCCTGGAAGGCATGGCGCGAAACCTCGGCGCGACCACGCGGTACTCCGCGACGGAAGCGGCGGACGCGATGACGTTCCTCGCGATGGCCGGCTTCAAGACGGACGAGGTGCTGGCGGCACTCCCGGGCACGCTTCAGCTTGCGGCGGCCGCGAAGATGGACCTCGCGCGCGCGGCGGACATCGCATCGAACGTGCTCACCGGCTTCGGCCTGAAGGCCGAGGAGATCGGCCGCGTGAACGACGTCATGGCGTTGACGGCCATGAGCGCGAACACGAACATCGAGCAGATGGGCGAGGGCATGAAGTACGTCGCGCCCGTCGCTGCCGGCCTGGGCGTGAGCGTCGAGGAGACCTCCGCCGCGATCGGCCTCCTCAGCAACGCCGGCTTGCAAGCGAGCAACGCGGGCACCGGCCTTCGGCAGGTGCTCAGTACGCTCGTGCTGCGCGCGGACGAGGTTGGCGTCGCCGTGCGCGACAGCGCGGGGAACATGCGTCCCCTCGCGGACCTCCTCGCGGACTTGGAACGCAAGAGCTTCACGGCGGATCAAGCGTTGGAACTGTTCGGCATGCGCGGCGGGCCCGCGCTCACGGCGCTCCTGAGCCAGGGTAGTGATGCGCTGCGGACGCTCACGGGCGAACTGGAGAACGCGGGCGGCACCGCGGAACGCATCGCGACCGCGCAAATGAAGGGCCTCCGCGGCGCACTGTACAACCTCAAGAGCGCGGCGGAAGCCGTGAGCTTGGCGATCGCGAACTCGGGCCTACTGGAGTTCGCGACGAACCTCGCGGACCGCGTGACGAACCTGCTGCGGCGGTTGGCGGACGTGAACCCCGAGATCCTGAAGTGGGGCACGGTCATCGC